CTCCTTCCGTCATTTCCCCCCCCCCCCCGTCCCGCCCCCCGTCCCGCCTCCCTTCCCCCTTTTCGATGGACGCACTTTTTGATTTCGTTCGCAAGTCTCTACTGGATGGTTGGACGCTTATTTGTCTCGCGATCGGATGGATGGGTTTCTTCTTTCGTTTTATGCCGCAATACGCGGCCCAATTTTGGGTTGGAATCGGTACAATAACGGTCATGAGCGAACTCCTGAAACGGATATTGGGGGTAACTCCCACTCTCCATCCGATAGAGCCGCCATCGGATCGATTGCTCGATCCCACCATCGTCGAGGACGATGAGCCACTTATTCCTTCCGTGCACAACGAACACTCTCTTTATGCGAATGTCGTTGCATCTGCGGCTTCCTATGCATTTCCACAAACTCCCATGGCCCTTTGGGGATTTCTGCTTATGTATCACTTTGTTGTCTTTTTATTTTATCCCAATGCTTCGGCCTCGGATTGTACCCTTCCGCTCTGCGACAACGATTATTTATACGGGCAACTTACTTTAGGTGTGCTCTTCTTGGTGGCGGTCCTTGCCTATGTATTTTTTCCCATTCACGTTCAGCCCCACCAAAGACGATGTTTTCAAATTCAACCCGAACCACTTTATGCAACTATTTCCTTTTTGGGGGGAATGGTCGTTGCAACGACCCTGGCCGCGCAAGCAAAAGAAAAATTGTCTCGACCGATTCCATGGGAAAGACGAGATGACGAGTGGGCGATTCCGCTGCCTTTGCCTATCCTGTGGCCCATCCGAGCTTTGTGAAAGTGCCGTGAAAATGGAAGGAAGGAAGGAAGGAAGGAAGGAAGGAAGGAAGGAAGGACTCGTCCATCAAACCAGTATTTAAATGCATCATGAAAAGGCAGAGATTCAAAGTGTTCGGTGAAATCCAGGACTAATACCCCCCGCTCTCCGCCCTCCCTACCCATCTCTCCGCCCTCTCTACCCCTCCCCACCCAACACCCAACTCTCCCCCCCCCCGCCAATCTTCATGGAATCTTTACGATCGTTGGGATCTGCGTTGGTCAATCCCATCGACCTTTTGCGCGTCGGGCCTGAATATTTTCCCGAGGACAATACTCTGGATGCCCTTGATTGGGTCTTTACCATCGCAAAAGCAATCTATTTTTTGAAATTTCGCAACACCCTCCGCAATTTCCCCGATGAACCCGCCAGCAATCTTGATCTTTTGATGTGGAAACAATCCGATCGTCGACAAGGAAAGGGTCTTTTTGTTGTACTCGAAACATACGATCCCGAGTCATCCCAACACTGGTTTGGGCAAGAAAGAGACAATCGATTGACTTCCGCCCAGCCATCCGTCTATGCCCCAGAATCCATCCTTGTAAATCTGTACCGAATCCAACGATCCTTGGGAATTACAAGAGGAGTTCTTCCCAAGGTGGAAGATATGCCATCCCCTCCCCACAACGATGGAGCCCCTTTTCTTACCCATTTTTCGGCCTGGGACGACCGCCACAATTTTCGTCTTCGTCGTGATACGTTAAACCTTGTCCTTTACCATTCTCGCTTCCGCTTCCATCAAATTCGCAACGTCTTGGCCAATTCCCTCTTTGTGCAGATGGCACAGCAAGCGGGAGGCGCAAACGAAATCATTGATGGTCTATCTGATGGTGTGCGCGAAAATCTTCCCGACATTATTGCGCTTGCCATTTGCATCGCAAAAGACATGCAACAAAACAATTACGAATTGTTGGATAACGATGTTTATGAAACCATCCTTTGCCATTCATCTTTCAATCAGCCAGACAAGAATTATTATTTGCGCCATTTGGATGTTTTGCTTGATTTGACCTCGGGACTTGAAGACGTTTATTCGGCCGTAAAATTAGAAAGTACCATGGACAATTATAATGATCAAACTGAAACCGATTGTTGGGATGGAGGACCTGGAAACGAAAACTATACTGATTCGGATGATGACGATAATCATGATAATGATCACGATGATGATGACGATGATAACTTCAACGACGGAATTGACGACGCTCATGCCACGTTGAAAGAAAATTTGGATGACGATATGTTGACCGCTGATTCTTCCATGGGTGCTTCGGTCACTGCCCAGCGATTAAAAAGTATTTCTCGCTCTACTCTTCTCATTGTGGCGGATGTCATTTTAAAATGTTTTGCTTGCAATGCAAAAGCTCTCACGAAAACCCCCGAAAGTATGATTAAACTTTTGCAAGGGACCGTAGACGAAAAGGCCAATCGCCTTGTTTCCGTCAAATCATTCATCGATAGAAGCAATCCGAAACCGTCAAAGAAACAAATTCGGGAAGCCGAAGATGATATTTTGGGTCCATTTGTAAGCTTCATGGACAGTATTTTTGAAGGAAAATCTTCTACGCCTGCTGGTTCTCACCCGATTGAGGAAGATATTCAATTCAAACAGCATCGTAAATTATGGGATCTTCAACAAAAAATGAGTCCCAGGTTTGCAGGGATGCGAACCATGTTACAACTCCGCTTCGTTTGCCCTCTCATTGAGTGCTTTTGTGAGCAAGTAAAGAGTGTTGTAGCAGCCCATAAACGAGCCAGTCCTCAAAATCCTGTATATTTATCCGTTTTCGAGGATTTTTATGTGCTGAAATATGAATATGACCTTTTCCTGGCCTGTTATTCAGATGTCTTTTTGGGCCTTGAATACGAACACGATCACTATGGACATTCTCGACGTCAAGACGTAGTAACGGGGGTGGCAGAAATATTTACAGCTGCGATGGAAGCGATGAATGATGAATCCGTGCAATTTCATGTGGAAGACAGAGGTAAGTATCAAGTTACAGAAGTGGTCAACGAGACCGATTTGGAAGGAGATGAAGACAGTTCAGATGAAGCAAAAGGAGATGATCATGATGATGATGTTGATCTCGATCGGTCTGATTCGACATCGACTCCTACCGTGCCAAGTTCTGGGGACCCTGATCCTGCAGCTTCATCATCTCCTACCCCGTCTCCCACCCCGTCTCCGTCTACATCGTCTCCGTCTACATCGTCTCCGTCTACATCGTCTCCTACCTCGTCTCCGTCTACATCGTCTCCTACCTCGTCTCCGTCTACATCGTCTCCGTCTACATCGTCTCCGTCTACATCGTCTCCGTCTACATCGTCTCCATCGCCTAGCCCTTCAATATCTTCTGCATTATCATCTCCTCCGACTGAGCCGTCGTCTCCCAGTTCGCAAAAATATCTAATTGGAGTCAGTTTTGTTTCAGGTCAATTACTCACCGATTTCTCAACCCTTGTAGAAAAACGACCCAAAGGTGTTCTCATTCTCTATAATGAAAATGTAGAAGCTTTCGACGATACGAAATATCTCACCAAAGGACTAAATAATGCAACTATCCGCCCATATCGTGTCGATGGATCCAAGAAATACTCGCCGTCAAAAGTAGCTGCTCTCGGTATTCCCACAATGTTCAGCGCCAAATCGTGCGCCAAAGACTCCAATCTCTTCAAGCAACTACTTGCGAAAGTGGACGAAGCTCGCGACCGCATTTTTAAATTTATTCAAAGCCAACCGAGTATCCGAACCATTATTTGGTCGGCAAATGCCAAAAAGCAATTGGGGCTCAGCATCGCGACCCAAAACAATCGACGCCTCAACAAAATTCAAGCCGAACAATTGCGCAATCATGTTGAAAAGCAGATTCTTCATGAGCTGAAAGCTCAATTCCAATTTCGCCGTCTCTATTACTCCCCTGGCAAACAATCTGGATCATATCTGACTTCATCAGAGTACAAATCCATTTTGTTTGATGGGGAGGCGAAAAGCGATGGAAGCGCTGGAAATGTTGATCCCAGAGGAGCCAGTGCGAGAGATATCACCCCTGAATTTCGTGAAAATGCCGACGATTCTGATCCAAACGCTTTTAAACTCCGTTGCAATTATCGGTTTGTTCGCCGTTTGGAACGGAATCTAGAGCGCCTTCTCCACCAGCTCCAACCAGGAATTGTGCGTCAATTATTTGAATTGAAGCGGAAAGGAGTTTATGGGACCAATGATCATCCATGGTTTAAAATCCCTAGCCCTGCTCTAGCAAACGCAACGAACCATTCCTATCTCTTCTTTGTCAAAATGTACTACAAAGCGTATGATTTGAAGACTCCAGCTAGTCTTTTTGATTTCTTATATCGAGACGCCCCCTTTTGGATTTTCAGTGAAAATGAAATCACCAATGAAAACATAGATAAGAAATCAAATCTTCTTTATGAACATGCTCAGAGACCTATTCCCCAAATATTGTATTCAGGCTTTGAACCTCGACAATTTGTTCCACGAGGTCCCAAAATTTCTTCTCTGGGTGGCCCCCTTCAATACAATGAATTTCTTCCTATTATTGGTAATTTAGATTCCGAACCTGTAACGTTTTTCAGCGTCTACCATCAGGGAGGTACAAACGCTCCACTCGATGTTGTCGTACCGTTCCCCTCCAAATTTTGTTTTCCTGTCAAAAATCAAGCAACAAAATCCATGATATCGCAACAAACCGTGGATAAATATTCTTCTCATGCTGAAAGTGGAGGGCTCGGTTCTTTCGACTGTATTTGGTCGTTCCGATATTTACTTTCCGAAAGCCTTTTCTGTAATGGAATCATCACGTATGACACTCATCACGATACGAGGATCGATCCAACTGACCATGCGACACTCATCAATAATAACTATCAGTCATTTTGGTTTAACCCTCCTATTGTGGGCAGACCCATAGATGATACAAGATATTATCAAAAACGTTTGCAACAACTTATCGAAATGACCCATTTCGACACCAATTCAACTCTCCATTTTATTGCCAAACGAGTCGCCCAACAATATCGCCCCAATGACGAACTCCAAACATTATTGCAAGATCAACCTAGAGAAAATCATCCGAAAATAAAAATGAATGCTTTTCGTGCTTATCTTCTCAACAATGTATATCCAAACCCCAATAATTACGTGGGAAACGGTCACATCTTTACCGCAATCTTTTGCAAGGCATTTTTGGAAGAACATTTGAAATACACCGACGAAGACGTGGCAAGATCATTCCCTCATCTCATGCGATTGACGGATCCAATATGGCCCATTCGATGCCGCATTGCCACTAATTACGGTCCCGATCCCGATCGATATTCCAAAATGTTTACCCCTTTTCAAGCTCCTCTCCGCAACCCGAATTCGTCCTTGCAATTTCGAGTTCGGCGCCTAAATGAACTCGAATCTACTTTGTTTTTGTTGCAACGATCCCGAGCCGATGGTCATTATCTGATGGATACCGTTCTTCATTTTGTCAAGACTCAGATTCCAGAATACAAATGTATGATGCCATATTCATTTCCATCTCAAAATATTTCAGCAAAAAACTATGATCCAAATGTAGTCTACAAAGCAGTACATTTTTCAGTTCTAGAAGTCAAGGTAAAAGCCGATGAAAAAAGGGAAACCTCTGGGCCGTTGAAAGAGGTCACCTTACAGCTTGCTTTGATGGTCCACATCCTGACAAATCATTATTGTGGAGATACGTTTTGTGCTCAGCAGATAGAAAATGTAAAGTTGCAAATACAGCATCCAGATCCTCATTCATCATGGGGTCATACTGATCTGAATGCTCTCGTTGATTCGACAAGGATTGCTATTTCTGACGGCCCTGCAATCGATACCAGTAATCACCGAACCTATACCGAAGCTTACGATTCACCAAAAGCGACGATAGGAGATCCACAATCTCTTGGAATTCATTCGAATTTCGTAGAAACCCAAAACTACATATGCTGGCTCTACCATTCGTGTCATTCTCCAGTCGACAAGGCCGAAATACAATTTGTGCGGGAACAAGATTGTTTTTTATATGAAAATTTATGTCGACATATTTGGAACGGGCATCATCCGTTATTGAAGACGCAATACATTCATGCAACCCATTCTGCAACTTCCAAATTGCATCAGCGTCGAGAAAGAGACGCGTTACTAGCAGAATTTTTCCTTACGCTGACGGTGAAAATTCCCACGTGTTTGTTTGAAATTTTTTCATTTGAAATTCCCGTGTCTCTTACTGAGTTAGACAAACATTTGTCTGATTGCAAAGACATATTTATATTTCGTCTTGAAAAATTACCTCCTGACTTACTTCTTCTCCCGACCGCAAAATTTGCTACGTTTTATGACCATCTGAAACAATTTTTCATGGTCTTGGAAGCGCAATGCTACAAATTGAAACAATTACTAGATAGACTAGAACAAGAGCATCCATACTTTGTAGCGGCGACACCACAAGAAAGTAAAGAAGAGTATTACAATCACCAATTTTTTTTGACCTCAAAAATTCATGCTTACCGCAGATCTATTGATCAATTTTGTTGGATGATATCATTTGGTGTACCCCAGCAAAAAACGAAAAAAGAAATGACAACGCAGACAAAAATGCAATATGTATATGCGTTTCATCAGATATGGAGAGACTATGCGATTCGTGAAGGAGAACGTGCGGCGGCAATGCCAAGTTCGGCGGCAGCGCCAAGTTCGGCGGCAGCGCCAAGTTCGGCGGCAGCGCCAAGTTCGGCGGCAATGCCAAGTTCGGCGGCAATGCTAAGGATAAGTAGCGAATATTTTATCGCCTACAAACTTCTTCTCTTTTCTATATTGAAATTTGCAATGTCACCATTGGATTTTCTTTTCGATATTGTGCATACAAAAGATGGGAAACTGAGCAATCCGTTGCCAACATCACCCTCCGTGAATGACCCTCTCTTTCAACGCTTTTTCAATGCGGGAACAGCAAAGACGCCTACCATGGAAACCAATGCTTTTGGTGCTTCCCAATATATGGCCAACCTTTACCTGGATCTCATTCAAAACCACATTAAAGATTCCCGCATCCTCGTTTTTGTTTTGACCCGATTTCAATTTCTCAATATTAGCGATGCCTGTTTTGTCCATTGGGAAGACATACCAACCACCAACGAAGCTAATCGTCAATATAGAAATGATGATTTGAAAGATTTTTTTAAATATGCTCAGCAAATTGTGGCCGAGTCCGTGGTAAGATTGCAAGCGCATTTTTTTCGCTCTGTCTCTCAAGCTAGAGCAGAACGAGAGCAGATATCTACCGATACCGAAGAGAAAACGGGTGGTCAAGACGACGATCAAGATGACACTTTTGCTGATGGAAATGAAAATGATAGTGAGGATGATATCGAGATGAATGTTGATAAGCATATGAGCAAGCAAAGATATGAACCCAATACATTTTTATTGCGCCTCAGAAAAATGATGCATAGAATATTTTGTAAAAGTTTATTTCGATTATATCGTCCAGACATCCCACCCCACTACAATGATAATGCTTTGTTACTCGCATGTCAAAACCATCATGATGTACAGATACTGCCAAATATCCGATTATTTCTTGTCCAAAATGTCAATGAAGAGCGACCAACGATGAATTTTTATGACGACTATCTTCCATATCTCCAATGGAAAGATGACCGTCAGGAATATTTAAAAAACTTGATGTTTATTGATAAACGAATCAATTATCTTGACTTTGACGATCATGACATTTTAATTAAAATGATTAATACAGCAAAGTTGTCTCAGATGACACCGAATCCTAATCCCATCATGGGTAATATCTCAGACGTACCTTATTTCGTTGCTTCCATCAGAAATAATCTGGGATCTATTGAAACCATCGAATTAAATAATTTGCGGTTTTTTCGTGCAGGCGAACCAGGAATAATTCAGCTTTTGGAGGAGGTATACTATGGAGACGTTATGTATAACTTTTTATGCATGTGTGAATCTAAATACAATAGCCCAATGGTTTTTTGTCCATTCGTGGAGTCGACGCTGTATAAACGCATGAAAACAGCAGATCCAACATCAAATATTCAAATCGTTTACAGTCAACATGCAAATAAAAGAATTGAGCGTGATAAAATTTTTCAATATGCTCAAAACTATGGTGATTTTTTTTGGTCAGCTGTAACAGACAATAAAACATTTGGTATGATTGAATTTTTCCAAGCAACAATAAGAGAACATTCAATTCGACAGGACGCTATTTTTATATTGAATCCATACGAATTGAAAAACACAGACGACGAAGATGATTTTGACCAATTCTCTCTTACCGTCAGTGAGAAGGGTGACCGATATCGCGGAATTTTGATGATTATGGATCATAATCTATTAGATCCATCTGGATCAAAATCGGATTTTGAATCGTATTTGCAAAATTGGAGTGTACACGTAAATACAGTTCGTCTCGAGCGTCCATTTCAATTTCATTCTCTGACTGTGCAAATAGATCATCTCTTTGTTCGAAATATTGTTTTTCGTTTGCCTGATCTGTGTAATCGTTCTCAATTATCTGCTATTCCAAACATTTGGTTGCGATTTCCGAGTCCAGTACGATTCTTATCAGGAAACTACTATCGTATTGGAGCCACGACAAGGTCAGCTAGAGCAACGACGGGTATTGTCGAAGATTGCAACGCGGGAGCGGATAAGCTACGTATTATTCTTTCTGCCTCGGCCATCAACGAAAATAAAATTAAACGATGGATGATGAGACAAAAATTCGTTGCCGTGTATGCTCTGGAAGTTCCTTACGACAAAAATGCACGCGATCATGATTCGTGCTTTGTTCTGGTCATTTCAGATGATCACACGATTACTATTGGGAGGCTAGAGTTAGCGGGCTCGGATTCCTTGCCACAGTACTCTCCTTTGTTTTTTTATCAAGATCAACTCAACGATATTGTTCGCGATGAAATGTTCCCTGATGTAAAGTTTGTAGTCCATTGGTCCTATGTTTACAATTCCAAAATGACAATCATAGGACAATACGGAATAGTTAGAGATCAGGGACACAACATCGACTTATGTACCGCTCTGAATCCTTCAAAAACATCTTTCCAGGCTGCCAATATGGACAGACTGGCCGCCACCGAGGACACTACCGCAATGGAAATTTTACGCTTTTTTGACAAAGAATGGCGATCTCACTGGCGCTTTCGTCATAATCGTCGCGATTTGACATGTCTCACAGGAAGCAGTTTCTCAAAGAGTTTTTCTAACAAACTTGCCTTTCGTCGACTGTTGAGAGCACATCCAGCAAATCTTTGCGAGATAAAAGATATAAGAAAAAATTATAATCGATATGCAGTTGACGAAATGGAAAATCATTTTCAAGCCGCAAACGGTAATGGAAACGTTCCTCATTACCAAGCGCCTCCACTGAATCAAGACCCTCTGCATTCCCTTATGACTACACCTTTTTGCTTACCCAAATGCTTGCTTATTTACTACTGCCTCGACATCAAACGAAAATGGAATCTTTGTTTTGATCAATCTCCCCTTCCTCTCTATCCATACGATGTAATCTTCTATCTTCATCACGAAAATGATCCTAATTACAATGCAAGATTACTTCTTCATGGCCATTCAACCATTCGCGATATTGTTTTGGACGCCACTGCACACACAAGGAAAGATAACCCTATCTCTTACCAATATATTCGAGTTCGCCATCGCTTACGAAATTGGTTGAGGGAATACCAAGACTACCAAACAAAACGCCATCAATTGATCGAAAATCGCCGACTTGATATTTTTTCCTTTTTGAATACTCCTGGGATTCCCGCTGCCAAACGGAATTTTATTGATGTTTTCAACTCCCTCAATATTGATAAGCAATCTCGCGATAAAGCCCTTCTTCAGCAAATTTCTCTCTTTTTTGATGGATCCAGGAATAGAAACTTTGTGCGGAATTGTTCGTCGGATACTTTTCTACCATCTTCAACGTTTACTCGATGGCAACCATATCAAAACTTTACCGAAGATCGTCGCTCTGTATTTACTGATTTGATCGACCGTTTTATTCTTCATTTCCTTTATTACAATCGTGCTACTTACAATAGCAGTACACCTCAAAATTTTGCCCAAAATACTTTGCTCAGCGATGTCATTCCTATGACGACATTTGCACATATGCAAGCCCTTTTCAACAATACCCAAGTGGCTGCATTTTGGACACAAGTCGTGAAAAATGTCCATACTGTGTACCGCCAATATCATTTTAATACATCAGGTGATGATGAACTGGTCGAGAAAGTTCCCCAATTCAACTTCTTGTTCACGGTACAAAATCCGATCAGTAAGTCACCGTCCTTTTACGGTCGCCTGGTCGATTTCCAAGAAAATGATTTTCGATATGATCCATCCCGTCAATTGACGCTTTCTCTTGAAAACGAAAGCTTTAAAAATAATGATCATATGAATTTCCCCCAAATCGTTCATTTTGTCTTTTTCAGTGATGGGATCGACGAAGTCGTCACCAACGTGGATTATCAACGCACCCGACGCGAAGTGGGTGGTGGCGGTGGTGGCGGTGGTGGCGGTGGTGGTGGTGGTGGTGGTGGTGGTGGTGGTGGTGGCGTTCTGGGGGGCTTTTCCATGATCGGAGGTGGGAAAAAATCAAAGACGTCAAAAGATAGACAAGACAACCGAACCGATGACGAAATCGATCATGCAACAAAAGAGTCATCTGAACTATCCGACCCCTTCCCAGTCGTTGGTGGGGAATGGGTGCCCGCTCTAGACTCCCGCAACAAATCTGTCCTTCTCTCCATCGTACGCCAAAACTCATCCCGTGACCCTTCCCTCCTTCTCCTCGTCGATGAAGGAAGCAACACTATCGCCCATCATTCTCCTCCTTGGCCGATTCTGCCCACTTTCACCTTTTCTACATCCGACCTTTCTCGCCTACGTAATCTCTTCCATCCCGCAAAAACAATGTGTCTCTGGATGAACGCCGAAGAGTTTAAAATGTTTCAACATTTCATGGCTGATCAAACTCCCCAGGAATGGCCGCAACATACCCTCCGTTTCGGACCCGTCCGATCCAGTATAACCAAAACAGGATGGGAATTGGCCTCCTCCTTTTTGCGTCAACTGGGCGACTCCACGAAAACACTCCCCAGCAAAAAGAAATCGTCCCAGTTTTGTTTTCGTCCCCTGGAGGACAACGATGGACCTGACGATTCCTTCCTCGTCTACCTTTCCCCGACTACGCTTGCCACGGCTTTTCAGAAATGCAAGCGCCTTCAATCGCTCTGGCTACAAAGCCCTTCGTTTTGGGAATCGTCGCTTCACCAATGGATCAACGATTTGTCTCGATCCCTGGTGGTCGATTCCCTTCTCATGGCCATTTTCCATCGGTTCCAGATCGCCTACCATTCCATGTGCGCAACGGAAGAGCTGGTGGAACAATTCAACGCGATCCTCACGACGATCCCCAGTTCCGACCCATCTTCGGATGACATGGATCGCCTCCTTTTGGAAATGCAGCAACAACTGGTAGCCACGATCAATTGTCATCAAACAAATGGTCCGCTCATGCATACCATGCGCCGCATTTACGACACCGTTCGCGTGATACACAATCGATCGGCCAAAGAGGCTCTTGTTCCCCTCCGTACGCTTTATGATATCTGGTTTGTGGAACTTCATCGATTTCTGTCTGACTCCATGAATAAAGACATTCTCCAGATTCATCCTCCCATGGCTCATTTTGTGGAGATGCTTTACCGAGAAACGAAACATACGTTTGATCATCTAGAATCTGCTTTCCTGGCACCCATCGCAACCCTTTTGCTGGAAAGCGCAAACGCAAATACAGAGAAAAGGGACAAACATATCATTTTCACCTCCGACGAAGACGAAGAAATCAAAGACGAAGAGATCCGCGAAGAGATCGAACATCGCGACAAAATTCAGGAATTGGTGGGAATATGCCAGACGCTGGCGAAAGAGGCCAGCGAATTCCACTTGCTTCTCTTGCTCGGAGAATACTGCCATCTCATTTCTCGTCAACTTTTGACACCCGTGACAAATGCCCACGTGAAGCGGTTTTTGGTATATTCTCAATTGTATCCAGAGTCCTTTTTGCAGCCTGTGATGCTTTTTCTTTTTTTCCATCGAAAAGTATTGGAAACGGATTCTCAAGGCACAGAAAATACTCGTCTTTTTTATTGTGTGATGGAATCCATTTTAATGAAAGAATATTTGGAGAAAATTGAAATTCCTGAGCCAAACACAGGGAAAGGTCATCTCTTCAAAATATAGATATTTTTTTCTTCGTTCGAGTACAAAAAAAGCGACAAAAGAAAGTTTACCGATCCTTTCCTTGCCTTCCCCTTCCCCTCCCTCTCCCCCCCTCCCTCTCCCCCCTCCCTCTCTTATTTTTTACCACCCCCTTCCCTACCGCTTACCATGGACTTGAACGATTATCTATTTGGACCTCTACCGCAGAACTACTGCGATCTTTTTTATTATTTGTCGGTCTACTCATTTATTTTGTTTCTGATCTTTGTTTTTACTGGCATAAGCATGTTACTACAAAAATCCAATTCGTTTCGATCGACATTGAGTGTATTCAGCATTTCGTTGACCTATTTACTCTTTTATTATCTTACGCGAATTCTGTATTCTATGTGCAAAAATTCATCAAGATTTTGATGAAATCTCCAGAGAATTTCCCCCTCCCCCCCCCCTCCCAGCCTTTTTTTCCATTCATAAAAAGTATACTATCAAATTTTTTTCCTGTAAATATCGCCTTTAGACTTCTGTTGATTCATTTTGAAAAAAACTCCCGATGAATCCCTTTCGTTGGTTCAGAAACAGAACCGCTCGTAATGGACATTCGTCGACAACTACAACGAGAAGGAAATATTATCTTTTCTCCCAGCCTAAAAAAATGGAGAATCCAAAATCGAAAGAGCAGAAGGAAGAATTCGAACATTTACGCCTAATTATAGATGCATTAATATTAGATTATAATTTATTAAATAAAATTTTGTATGCATTTTATAAAAGCGACACTAAATGTAAGGAATTTGTAAGCATTTTGACACGTTACACGAAAACTTATGATGCAATAAAATCGGATTTTACAAGTAAGAATACAGAAGAAGAAGCTAACTCTATTATTCGTGAAACCAAAGAATTCATTTTAATTTTCCTCGATCAACCTTTAAAAGACATAAAGGTTACTCTTTTTGAAATTCAAACATTAGATCAAGACATGAAGGATTTATTGGTGGAGCATTTATCTCCATTTGATATTGAAATTTATAAATCAGTTTTAATTTTATTGTCAAATAAAACTTATGCATCAGAAATTGAAAATCTTCAAAGACTATTGAACGAAAATAAATCAAATTTTTCTAAGACACAAAAGTATAAAAATGCCGCACGGGCACTTAAGATGATTCGTTATTATATAGTTTCAGAAAAAAAAGAAGATTTAATGAGACTTCCGAGCGATAAAGGCGATATCTTACTTCGAATCGACAAATTAAATGAATATTTTCGGGAGGTGCAAAATAGAACACTAGACTTGAATGATATGATTTTTCCTAAGTCAAAACAATTAGATGACGAGAGGTTTGATGAGTTAGTAATTTGGGATGACGATTTTCCTGAGTCAGAAATTTTGGATGACAAGAGATTTCCTGAGCCAGAAATTTTGGATGACGCGATTAGAAGCCATTCTCATCAACAGAGTGGAGGAATGAGACGCCACAGAAGAACCAAAAAACCATATTCTAGTCGTTCATTCAGAAAGCATCGTCGGGGGCCGCAGAGAAGATTCAAAATGTAAGGAGGATGATTACTGTCGATAACCCCCCCCCTCCCCCAGCGCCTCGATTTTTTTCCGTTCATGCAAAGTATACTAACATTTTTTTTCCTGTAAATATCGCATTTGGTTTCTGTTGATTCATTTTGAAAAAAAATCCCGATGAATCCCTTTCGTTTGTTTAGAAACAGAACCGCTCGTCCACCACATTCGTCGACAACTACAACGAGAAGGAAATTTTCATTAGGAATTAGAAGAGCATTAAGAAAGATTTTTTCATCCCAGCGTAAAGAAGTTAATCAAATGCAGACTCCAAATTCGGAGGCGCACGAGGAACAACTTAATCAAATGAATCAAATGGAGAATCCAAAATCGGAGGAGCAGATTGAAACATTCAATCGCTTATACGATATTTTTCAAAGCTTAAGATACGATTATGCATTATTGCTTTATATTCAATCCTCTCATTCTCATGTATATCTTAAATTAAAACCCCTCGACGAGGAATATTCTAAACTACAAGAAAACTTTAGAAGTGCTCATACAGAAGATAATGCTAATTCAATTATTCAAAATACCCAAGGATTCATTCGGCGATTGCTCGTTGGTGATTTAGAAACCGCAAGAAATGCTTTATTAGAAAATTCATCAGTGAATGAAAACATTCAGCAATTATTTATGGGAAAACAATTTCCGTTTGGTAGAGACATTTATGAATCAGTTTTATTGTCTTTGACAAATGAAGCCCATACCGAAGATACGGAGAAATTGAGACGTCGACTTGATGAATCAAAAAAATTACATGACATTTTAAGTGATGAAATGCATAAAAAACATGAATTAGCTTCTTTGAACAAAGAAGCTACTGAAGCAATAAACAGATATAGTCATATCATTGCGGAAAAATCTAACTTGAAGTCAATGCAAAAAAATGGAATCTTTTTTTTTATTGATTTCTTTATGCAGTATTGTAAAGAAATTCCAGAGTTGCTTAAAAAGTTGAATCAGAAAATCACAGGAGTAAAAAATTCCCTGATTTTGAGAGAAAGATTGGAAGACCGAAATAAAGCCTTAGAATCGCAATCGGAGGCGAGAGTAGGTGATTCGACATCGGACAGGAGTCTAGATGATTTGTCATCGGACATGAGGGTAGATGATTTGACATCGGACAGGAGTGTAGATAATACGCCATCGGACAGGAGTGTAGATAATTTGACGTCGAATATGAGGGTAGATGATTTGTCATCGGACATGAGTAAAGCTGACACACCATCGGACATGAATAAACGTGAATCGCCATCGTATTATTCAGATTGGAATCCTTTTAATCGAATGTTTCGTTCTAATCCTTCGTCGACTGGAATATTTGACGCCTGGGAGAGTTTCGGAAGTGGAGAAAAAACGTCAATCGAAAAATTGCAAAAAGACTACAAAACGCTACTTTATCTTAAATTTACTATCGATGAAAATGCTGATTCTTTCGTACAAGAATTAATCAAATTGAAAGATGCCGATCAAACATATATTGAAGCAAAAATTTTAGAGGTGAAATCTAGATTTTCAGAGGACATCCAACCGATGTTAGATAGTGATTCCCCTACTCAGTTTGATATACGTGTTTTCACTAGAGTGGTATCTTATTTTGGTGAAAAATTGCGTACGTTGGCAAATCGATTGGACGAAAGAGCAAAAGAATTTAGAGGACGATTGAACTCAAATTTTCTGGAAACCATGAGAACGCACAAACGAACAGATGACAAATTTCCCTCTTTCCTAAGGGGTTTGAAGGGAAAGATTGAAATTGCTCAAAAGTATTTGTCGAATGTTTACAAAACTACTCTATCCAGTGAAAATCGCTCACACGTTGAAAATAACATGAGAATGTGTTTAGATGATTTAATATTGAATTTTGGTAATGTAAATAAACTACTGAAAGAATTGAAGTTGGAGTATGCCTCATCGAATGGCGGAAAAAGGCGCCACAGAAGAACCAAAAAACCATATTCTAGTCGTTCATTCAAAAAGCATCGTCGGATACCGCGCCGCAGATTCAAAATGAAAGGAGGCTGAAGTTCGTCCGTACCTTATCCTCCCCCCAATGGAATGTAAACCAGAGACGGAGAACTTCCCCCCCCCCACCCCACCATCCCAACCATCCCAACCATCCCAACCCATTTCTTTTTGAATGACTCCCTTTTATGACTCCACGCCATAAAGCGACGAGAAAAAAGAATAAAATTTTTAGTTCCAATATATTATCGCATGCAAATGTAAAGCGAATTGTTAATTTTATTATCAAAATCAAGATAATATCAAAGAGATAAAGAAGCAATGAATTCTCCACAAGACGAAATAGACCCACCGCCAATTCCTTTCAATATTTACCAAACATGGTATACAAAAGACTTGCCTCCGAAAATGCAAGAAAGAGTAGACTTGTTCAAGTCCCAGAATCCCCAATTTGCCCATTACTTGTTCGACAACGAAGATTGTCGGCAATTTATTTTAACCCATTTTAATGAAAATGTCCTTGCGGCATTCGATTCTCTCATTCCTGGCGCGTACAAAGCCGATTTATGGCGATTGTGTATTCTCTATATTAATGGTGGCGTCTACGCCGACATCAAAATAGCATGTGAGAACAATTTTTCCTTGATTGACATTATCGAAGAAGAACATTTCGTCCGCGACAGCATTAGCGAATATGCGCTATGGAACGGCTTTATGATGAGCAAAAAGGGGAATCCGTTTCTTCTTCAAGCGATTAACAAGATTGTTGAAAACGTACAAAACAAATATTACGGATCCACCGCTTTATGCCCGACGGGTCCGTTGATGTTGGGCAAGTTGCATAGTTCCACAAAAGCTACTCTAAATGTGGACATGAGTTTGGTTCATCGGAACGAATTTATTAAGCGAGAAAACAAAACAATTTTAAGTACTATATATCCCGAATATCGAAAAGAACAATCATTCCATTTTCTTCGCTCCAATCAAAAGCATTATTCCAAAGCATGGAACGAGCGAGCAGTTTACGATTGAAGGCAGGATTTGGCGATTTCTTGACTGCTTTTATTTGATGCGCGTTTTGCCGCGAGACGAGTTTTGTTTCTTTGTCGACGGAGCTGATCCTCCGCTAGCACCACCCCCGCCTCCGCCACCGTTTGGAATCGTAGTAGTCGACGGTCCCCCCGACGGTCCCCCCGACAGGCCGTCGGCCGCGCTTTCAAGACTTCCACTTGTACCCGCTCCCCCAATCCCGCCCCCCACTCGATTGGGATTACGCTCGCAAAATCGCAGGTGAGTCGCCATCGATTTGGGAACAAACTTATCGCAAAACTGGCAAATATTTTCCGCTTTGGTCCCCGCAAACGCGTAATTTACCTGCAGCACTTTTTCCAAAGTTGGCAAACTCAGATCCTGTGCCATGGCCAACGTTTTCTCGTACGCGTCGCGCATCGTGCGCAACAAAACAACTTTTTGTTGGGCGAAAGCGGTAAATTCCGCATTGATGGCGTCCATCTGTTCCTTCGGCACCGCATATCCCACACCCCCCTCCGACCGCATTTCGTCCAATTTCGCCTTCAACGACTCCACCATATCCACCCCCAGTTTGATAATGTCAGGGTTGAACCCTACTTTGTGCAAGTATAACAAAACATTGCCATTATGAAACTGAATCTCGAAATTCTCCTTGTTTGCAATTCCCCTGTGCTGCGCCATCATGATTCCACAACAATCTTGGAGATCGCAATCACGGATGAATTTTTCCACGTCTTTGCGCTCCACATTACGGCTCTCATGCTCCTTGTTCTCGATAAGAATACGTGGTCGATTGGCCCGTGAAAACATAATATCCCCCGTCTCCTTTTGTTCGTTGCCCACGTGCTGGATTTCGGCAGAGGGATAGAGACCCAAAAGGAGATGGTGCACCAACATCTCCGAAGCATTGCCCTTTCCCGAACTGTTTTCGAATTTGCGAAGAATGCCCTGGACGTCGCCGTGCAGGGCGATTTGCTTGGCCACATTCGACGTGGTCAACTCTTTCAATTCGGCCATTTTACGATCGGTTTCCGTAAAGCGGGAGTCGACCCGCGAATCGGAAACGGCCATTTGAGTGCTTAATACGGCCTGGATTTCCTGAATGCGAGAAGTCATGGCTTGACGAAAATCTGTCATCGTGTGGGAATCGACCAAGCCACCAGAGCCAGAGACGCCTCCCCCTCCGTTGCCCCCGAGCAGAACGGCGGTCTCGGAAACGATGCCGTCTTTGAACCGCGTCAATGCCAAGTCCAGCCACCCTTTCTCGGTGACCCCTTTGTCCTCTCCCGCAACCATCGATTGCTGGAACTTCTCCATAGCCGCAGGCAATACATCTTCGTAGACTTTTTGAATCATCGGCTCCAACAACTCTTTTTGTTGAGCAGAATATCCCGCCAAAAGACCCCGCAAATCCGTGATACAGTCGCGAACGGCATCCGCAATCTTCGCCGTGACAAAAAGACTGATGTCCGATTGAGATTTTGAGACGCTCTCTTTCATGGCAACAATTGATTCTTCAATGCCCTGCAATTTCGTGAGAAACAGAGTCGTCAGCGTTTCACTGGTGGCCTCTCCTTCCGTGGTTCGCAAAATTTGCTCAAGAAATTGAACCAAAAATATATTCATTGCTTCGAAATCGACAGACCGATGCTGTTGATAAAAGTCATAAACTTGACGATTGCGAAGGGTAAGAACGAATTCCTTTTGACCATCGTGAGAAGCCATCGAGAGGGAAGCGAACTAATCAATGAAAATGATGGACAACAAAAACGATTAAAATGTGATCTATATATGGATTTCATGAAATCGCAGAACTTTCTTCCTCTTTCCTTTTTTTTGTTCTTAAATTGTTTTTTTTTGTGGTCCTTTTATTTTCTTGGGCGCCTCCGTGTTGCAGGATAAGGCCCCCGCTGAAAAGTGGGGCTATATCGTTCAGGCTGTCGCCTCTGTCGGGTACCTCTACGAGTGGCCAATCTCCCAGGAGTACAATCACGCACAGTAGAATCACGTAAAGGGTCGCGCTCTAGATAGTAATCATGAACATGACGAATTTGACGTTTCGCCTTTGTTTTTGTAATTCCTCTGGGTGCTAAATTTTTCCCTGTATGAGTAATGGTCTGGAATCGCCTAGGAATTGTTGGATGATCGTTTACACGAATCGCACACAAGACCATAACTCACTTAATTTAAACAAAAAAACGAAAACTTTTCGAAACAAATGTTTTGCATGTATACTAGTAAATGCTTCAACAAAAAAAAAATGGGAGAAAGAGTTTAATGGATGGAGGACGGAGTCGGTAAGATGGGTTGAAAAGCGGGAATGGGTGCGTCTACTTGGTAGAGCAAGCTATACAACTGTTTAAGGTTGGCTTGGAGCGCATTAATTTGCGCGGTTAAGCCCCCAATTTGGCTCGAGAGCTGGCCGATGGTAGCGGCGTCCGAAACCGCCGTTCCTGGCGCTAGATTCTGAACCTTGTTTCCGCACATATCCAAAACGCTGAGCGCTACCATAGGTACACCAGTCTGCTGACTCTCGATGATGGATGCACGAAGAAGTACCGACTCCAATTCGCTTGCACCTCGCAATGTGTGACCTACCATACTGACGTCGGATACGATTCTTAAAATATTTGAATCGGGGTTCGCGCCGAGGGACACAGTCGTCAATTCGCCTGCCACACTGGCGGCGTTGGTCACTACCAAAACGCCCGTTGTGGAAGAGCTGGCATCCAAGATCATGGTACTTAACATATCGAACGAGCCGTCCGAGACAGTGAGAGCATCAATCTCAGCGGAGCTTACGTCCAACTGGCCCGTCTTGATCATGTTGAACGAGCCTTCCGTGACACTGAGAGAATCAATCTCAGCGGAATTTGCCTCCAGCATGTCTGCATAAAGCATATTGAATGATCCTTCATAGACATTGACGGAGGTATTATGACTTGTATCGACAACTAGCTTAAGTGCTTTCACGCAGTCCAAAAGAAGCTGAGTATTTGTGGGGTCTGTAGTATCCAAATACTGCTTTAGTTGAGCGAGGGAGCTCAACACAACGTCAGATCCAGCAAGACCATTCAGCTGCGCTTGCAAGTAAGCATCCGCAATATCGACATATTTTTTGGTTGTGGCACTTTGATCGTCTAAAGAATCAATTAAATTTATGATTTTGCCGCCGCTAAGATCCATACCAGCAGTACTTACAGTTACTGAATTAAGGTAGATGGGGGACACCTTTGATACTGGTGCGGTTGGCTGAGCTGAGGGTGTTGGTGTTGGTGTTGGTGCGGTCGCTATAACAGGCGCAGGCGCAAGCGCAGGCTTGTAATTAGGCCCCTGAGAGAATTGACCATTTAAATAGGAGATATAGCCTCCCTGGATATATTTGGATACTGTTAGATTCATGTAATAGCTGTCGGAATCCGTTATAGGTGCTTTTCCAGGTCCCCATTTCCATCCATTTGATCCATCGGAAACAACGAACCCAGAAGTAAGATATTGCAAAATCATGTGATCATAGTTTCGAACGACCAAGTTACCACATGCATCCCATGTCTCAATTGCGGACGTCACTGGATTGATATCAGACAAGGTATTTAAATGGGATGCTGGCACGGGAGTGGGGGCAGGAGTAGATGTCGGGGCAGGAGTAGATGTCGGGGCTGGAGTAGACGTCGGGGCAGGAGTAGATGTCGGGGCAGGAGTAGATGTCGGGGCAGGAGGAGATGTCGGGGCAGGAGTAGATGTCGGGGCTGGAGTAGATGTCGTCAAAGTGGGGTAACCGTCTGGTGGTAAGGCTTGCGTCGCCCCAGGAGGAAGTTTGAAGTTTGAACCAGGACCATAATGGCGATCGTCGTTTCCATCAGTCATCAAAAAACTCCCGTCTATCATTTTAGAAACAACTTCGTTTATAAGCCCACTATTTGAATCATATTCTGGTTTACTTTGATAAAGTACTGACCATTTGTACATCTGCAAACCAGAATCCCATACGACCTGTCCAGCATACAGCATATTTAATATTGTATTATCAGTATACTTAACTACTAGTGCTAGATTACCGTCCAAAATCGAAACGGATCCTCCAGCACTGATGGTACTAGTCGTATACACCATATTTGGGGGGGGGGCGTTAAAATTTGAAAACGATTCAGACGCAAGCTGTAAAAATAATGTCGAATGAGCAGAAAAAAAGGGAATTTGAAATGAAAGATTTTTATAGTAAACTTCGTCGAATTTTTTTGCCACCTGGAAAAACAATTCGAACTGGCCTGGCCTGGCCCATCCCCCTCCCCTCCCCTCCAGCCTACTTCCCTCAACCCTTTCCTCCTCCTCCCCCGACTTTCAGCAATTTCGGCAATTCATACAACAAAAAGTGAACGAGCCCCAACATAGCCAACGCAATGGCCA